CTGCATAAATCGACCCAGTTGTCGATGTGTTGAGCTGATTGGTTAGTCCTAGCAAGTTTGACCAAGACCATGATCCCTGCCACTTGATAGTCGTGTATTGGTGTTTGTAGGTATGCACTGAGGAGCATTGCGGTGTGTTGCAAGTTATCCGCAGGGTGACCATACGATAAGCCACGATCACGGATCGTGTCGGTGCTTGAGAGTAAGATTTCATTAGCGAGCATGGAACTCTCGATCTTCTTCAGCTTCTTTGTAACCCATAGCCCAACCAACAATAAACCATAAAACATTGGCTGCCAGCAATACTATAATCATTGGCATTTGTATTGACATTTGTAACCCATCTGCATCCAGAGCCCTTGTCTGGCTTACTGAATTAGAGTCTCACGCTCACCTGACAATGTCTAGCACATTCAGGTAACGAAACGATAACGATTTCTAAGCGTAGAGTCTGCCGTAAAGGGTAAAAGAGCCATCTTTGTTGATAGGCACTAGGAATGGACTAACACGATCTCCATGAGTTTCGATCACAGCTACTGACATCTGCCAATTTGCGCTTCCAGCCTTGAGATAAGAGGCTTGCTTCTTATCCATAACATTACCTGCTTCTAAGCCCCACAAAGTCCTGTATGAGGCTCCTATGCCCTCTGTGAAGGCACTGATGCCCGCTCTGTGGGTGTGACCGCAGACTACAGATTTACCGAACTTCTTAGCCAAGCCTAAAGCTGTAAGTCCAGCGTTAGAGTTCATAGATCCTTCGTCTCCATGGACTAAGACCCAGTTCTTATGGAACTCAAAGGGCTTCTTATGAAAACGGATCCCCAAGTCATTGAAACCCATAAAGCGGGAGTATTCGAGTTCTGGAAGTCCGATGAGGCTAGGAGCTCCTCTAACGAGAGTGTGGTATAGACGATCTGTGTGGTTGGAACGAGTGATGTCGGTGGTTCCCAAGTCCCAGAGAATGTTTTGAGCCAGACTTCTATCGGCATCTAATTGCCCTTCATACTCAAGATGAGTGCCTTTAGCCCATTTGGACTGTGACTGCATGTCAAGCTCGTCACCTGTGTTAAGGACGAGATCAAACTTCTCACGCTTTACTAACTTGATCAGATTTCTCACCGCTTGCTCATGGTGATAGGGAATCTGAAGATCTGAAATTACTAGATACCTACGCTTAGTAGTCATCATCCTCATCTTCGTAGTTACCGAACTTCTCTGGTTCGATAGGATCTGGCAAGATCCAGTGAGGATAAGACTGAGTGTCAGTAATCATAAATAGTGCTATTCCCTCAGCAAAACCTGCCTTACGCAATGATTTCCAATACTCATGCAACCCGATGCAATAAGCATCCAGTTTAGAGTAGCCCTGCTCCTCTAGTGCCTTTGTCGGTTTTCTTGCCATGACAGAATTATCGCTCTAGTAAGATGTTATAGATCTCATCGACACGCTGATTGAGTCGCTTGATCTCAGATAGAAGATGTGTAATGACATAACCAGCCAAGCCACCAATGATGCCAATGGTTGCTATGTAAAGAGTGAAGAAGTCCTGCTGTGTCACTTTTTATCTACCGCGTCAATTCCTGCTTCAACTGCATCGACCACGATGTCAGCAACTGACTTCTTGGCACGATAAGACTTGATCGCTTGGCGCAAAGCAGGGATAGCCACTACTCCCATTGCTCCAGCGATGATCATTTGTAGATTACTCATGTGAGGCTCCTAGCATAGGTACTTGAAAAAAAGTCGAGTCATTGTCAGCTTCTTTCGTAAAGCTGAAATGCGCGTGGTGGTCGTGTGGTGAGATTCCATCGTATTCTCGCCAAGCCCATGCCTTTTTACTGGAACAGATTCGCTTGTTGAAAATAATGTAGGCAATGCGCTTTTCAGCACCAGACTTACATAGGAGTCGAATCTGATCAACAAGATCGGGCATGAGGTCGGGTTTAGGCTTCCCTGTGAGATCACGATCGCAGTCCCAAGCACGAACCCAGCCTTGTTCATCTGGATTATGATCAGACTTGCGCGCAGCGTGTCGTGTATCACCGACTGTTCCATCCGAACGGCGATCACGATCTGGGTAGGAATCATCTACCTGTGTTCGCAGTTGGACTAAGGCTTTACTTAGTCTTGGCTTCATTCGCGATCAGTTCGTCATAATTTGCTTTAAGCATTGAAGTGAATTCTCCATTACCTCGATCAATAATGACGTATTCTTCATCATGTTCATTTGTAATAAAAGTTACTTTGTCCATTGTCATCTCCTATAGTTCCGCATTAAAGCCAAGGTATGCCGAAGCAGAAGCATTAGCCATTAAGAAATAAGGTCGTTGTCCAACTGCCCCACTAGAAACATTTGCATCTATAGAACTTAAACGGCTGCCCGCTTGATCAAAAGCTACAGCGGTAACAGTTGTTCCAGTATTTGCATCATTTATCTGTAAAGTTGAATAGTCAATGGAAGTTGGTTTGACACGCATGACAACAGGATTTGTAACTAAGAACCGAGCATTTGTTCCACTCGATTGACCGATACCATTTGCAAAGTATTGGTAAGCGGATTCTCCACCTTGTCTCCAGTAATAACGCTGACAGGCTGCTAATTCTAAAGCCTGTGTTGAAGCGTTAGGAGAATAAGCCGAAGCACTAGCAGCAATTTCAAGCTGCACACCTGTTACCTCAAAATAATCATTCGCAAGTGCTGTGCCGACTGGAGTATAAGCAAAACGAACTGCCAACTCTGTTGCTGTTGTTGAAAGCGTTGCGCTATAGCTAAATCGCTGCCATGTGGTTGTCAATGTAGCAGTCTGGCTGATTGCATCCGCTTCGCCTGTATAAGCCACCAGGTTATTTTGATCTGTGCCTGTGCCATAAATTACTTTAGCCTCTAAGGCATCGCTTGCAGATGAGTAGTTAGCACCTTTACGAGCATAGAAAGAGAAAGTCACAGTCTTTCCTACAAAAGGAATTGTATTAACTGTCTCAAAGTTATTAGCAAAGAAAATCTTAGATGTTCCAGTGTTTGCTAAGTCTCGCTGAACGCGAGCTGCGTACTGTATAAAGGGTAAGTTAGTTGTGTCATTAGTTACTTGACGGCTTATTGTTGAGCCAGTGGTGCCACCTGCTCTTAGTGCGCACCATCGGTCTGCTGTGTAAGTAGCCGATCCAGTTTGTGCAACAGAAGTGCCGCGCTGCCAAATAGAAAAATTAGAATTAAGAACACCATTTTTACCAGCGACATTTGTCGAGCCACTTGAACCCGCTGTAGCCCATTTAACTTTGCCAGCAGATGCTGCATCGCGAGTAAGGACTTGACCATCTGTTGCTGAGGTAGGGTCAATGTAATTGACTGTCCCTGATAGATCGTTCATGTTTGTCGCGCTTAGGACATCGCCTGTCGCGTAGTTAGCCTTCGTAGGCCAGCCTGCTGCCATTGTTTGCTCCTTCTAGTAGCTAAATACGGATGTACCTAGTATGCCATAACTTGTCGAATCTAAGATGAAGGCATCGATGATCGGTTCAGCTGTGGCGAACTTGACCTTCCAAGAATCGGGTTTAATTTGATGGGTTATTCCAAAGACTTGAACAGTCTTAGAAAGCTGTGTGTTATTAGGTTGGCTAGTAGTGACTTTAATTGGGCTGAAATAGTCCAACGCCAAGCCAGCGATTGTACCTGAACCGTAGTTATCCTGTTGAAGATCCAAAGTGAGTTCATCGACACGGATCGAAGTGTCTTTACGAGATGCAATAAAAGCCTGAGCATAATTGAGAGCTTCAGCATCGGTTTGCATCAGCAAGCCTGACTGATTATAACTATGGGTGAAGTATTGTGCAATAGAAGCTGAATCTGAAACTGTCTGAACTGATCCACCTGTTCGAGTAATCGTTGCTTTGTTGTAGATCTGGGTATCATCAAAAACCCATTTAACATCAAAGTAGCCGATGCCAGTTCCATCATCTGCAAAGTTAGTGCTAGTGCCTCCTATGGAACCCGCAGTGACCGCTCTGTCCTGAAATACGCACTTTCCATCGGCTCCCATGTAAATTGCACCATACTCAGTGATTGCGACTGTCTGGAGGGCTTGTAGGGCTGTTCTTTGGGTTGCTGGGTCTGCTTGTACAGTTGTAAT